TTATTCCCCTATTTCAGATTTGTAAGGATCAATTTGTGTTTGAACATACTCGTAATTACCACTTTGCGAATTATGCTTGAGTTTTGAATTAGGTGCAACAAATTCGTATTTGTCGGCAGTCCAATTGTATTTAAGCTTGGCATCTTTAGGTGCGTAGTTATATTTGTTTTCAACCCAATTATAACGAAGCTTTGGTGATTCACCCCCGATTGCCATGATCGGGAGTGCTATTAATAGTGCGGTTAATATCTTCATTTTGATTCCTTATAAAGATTTAACAACATTTTTGAATCAGATAAAGATAGTTTAAAACAACGGGAAATATCTAATGGAGTAGTAATTACATTGATTTTTTCGGCTCTTTGAATAACATCAAAAACCCAATTTTTTTTGTATTCTGCTTGTTTTGTCATTTTAGTTTCCTTTAAGTTTCGTTAAAAATGTGTTGCTAGGTGTTAATATATACCTACTAATAATTATTACAAGCTTTTTTAAAAATATTTTATGAAGAATAACGAACACCTGGCACAGACTTTGCTTATTAAATGGTTTAGGCTGCAATACCCATTAATGGCTAAATGTCTATGGGCTATCCCAAATGGGGGCGCTAGGCATATCGGAACGGCCATTAAACTTAAACAAGAGGGAGTAACCGCAGGGGTATCTGATTTGTTTCTTATGATTCCAGCAAATGGCCTTCATGGGCTATTTATAGAGATGAAGGCAGACAAAAGTGCAAGATTACAACAAAACCAGGAACAGTTCCTTAATTTAGCAGAATCAATGGGTTATGGTGCGGAAGTGGCTTATGGATTCGAGGAAGGGCAAAAAATAATACAAAAATACTTGCGCGAATCATAAAAACTGGTTAATAATAAAAAAGAACAAGATAAGAGAAAGGGAACTAATTGCATTATTATCAACATAACATATCAGATTACAGGGCTGACACAGGCCACTTAACCCTGTTAGAGCATGGTTGTTATCATCAACTGCTAGATCAATATTATCTTAATGAAGAACCACTTCCATTAGATATTGACAAAATATTCCGATTACTTTCAGCGAGGACACAAGATGAAAAGAGTGCTATTAAAAATGTGCTTAAAGATTTCTTTATTGAAACTGAAGCTGGTTTTATTCAAAGACGGGCTGATGATGAGATTAAATTCTATCATGATAGGGTAGATCAAGCTGCAAAGGCAGGCCGTATAAGTGCCGAGAAACGGGCGAATTCCAACGAGCGTTCAACGGGCGTTCAACGGATGTTCAACCAACTAATAACTAATAACAAAGAACCAATAACTAATAACAATATAGATATATTGTCCGATTTTGATATTTTTTGGCAAGAGTATCCAAAAAAAGTCGGCAAAGAAGCAGCAAGAAAATCTTGGAATAAGATAAGACCTAATTTACAAGATGTTCTTAAAACTTTAGCTTGGCAGAAAACTAGCAAGCAATGGTTTGAGAAGGGTGGACAGTTTATTCCAAATGCTAGCACTTATTTAAACCAGCATAGATTCTTGGATGAGCCGTCTGTATCAGCAACATTTTAGGAAAGAAGATGATCAATGAAGTCTTATGTTTATCAGCTCTTATGTGGGGCGAAGCAAGGGGTGAAGGCAATATGGGTATGGTTGCAGCAGCTTATACTGCAATTAACCGCAAAGCCGATCCAAATTATCCGAAAACTATTTGTGAAGTAATTAGGCAACCAAAGCAATACCAATTTTTGGATTATGGTATGCCTACACAAACACAGATAGCTTATTTAGAACCGCTTGCAAAAGCAATTTTAGAAAAAAGGATAAGTGATCCAACAAGGGGCGCAAAATGGTTTCATACTAAAAATATAAAACCATATTGGGCTAAAGATAAAACGATTAAATTATCATACAATAATCATATATTTTATTAGATAAGAAAAGGACAAGAAATGACACAAGATACAACAATGGGTAATTTAGAAACTTGGGTTCGTCAGTTAAATGGCGAACTCAATGTTCAAGATATAGCAAAAACTAGACCAGCTCCAATAGAGGATGTAGTAGCTCCCTATTCGGTATTTTTAAGACATTATGATAAAGTTGGACTTTGTGCGGCCACAAATAAAAGACGCGCTAGTCGATGTAATGTAGAATTTGTATTTGATGGCAATACTCGTAAACTTAAAAATGTAAGAATGATTAATCAAGATGAAGAATAAAGAACCTGATACAAAAGAATGGCTTTTAAAAGTCCATAGACAAACTCAAACTGATCTTGAGTATAGAAAAGAACTTGCTAGAGATGTTAATGAGCTTGTAGAAGCATTAGATTGGATGGTTGAATCTTTTACTCAAGGCGATGCAAGATGGAACGATGTTCCTTGTGTTAGAAATGCGAAGGTTATATTAGAAAAACTTAAAGGATAAGACAATATGGAAACTAGAGTTTGGATGGTAGAAGAATTTGATAATAATAATAATCTTGTATGGAAAATGCTTTCTTTCTTTCCGCCCGACACTTTAGAATGGATGAAAGACATTCGTGGTAAGAAGCACAATTTAGTTATATCAGAATTAGGAGTTATAAATTCTAAAAAAATTAATGATATTGAGAAAAAATATGATTCTAGCAAATTTGTGGTTGGCCTTTAAGATTGTTGGTTTTGCTTTGTGGGCAATTGTATTTTTGGTTGTTTCACTCATCTTATTTTATATATGGGAAGAATTTAATGACTAGATTTATAGATTTTGCAATAAAAATATTAATAGTAGGCGGTCTTTTTGGTATATTTTTAGGATTAGCATTAGTGTTAGAATTAACATTTATCCGATGAGTAATTGTATGGAAGTCTTATTTCGCTATATTGTATTTGATGATTTTGGCGAGCCAATTATACGCTTTAGAACAAAGCATGAAGCTGAATGTTATGTATTGCACAGACCTAACCATAAAATTCAACGCTTACCACCTCAACCAAAAGAAAATATATTTGATTTAATAAAAGACGAGCCACCATTTTGAGCCATATATTAATTATTATTACAGGCGCTATTTATAGCTATATAAGTTTTGAACAGTTTTATCTTAACAATAATGGAATGGGTATTTGTTATTTTGGCTATGCGCTAGGTAATGTTGGCTTGTATATGATGGCTAAATAAAAGGATAAGTAATGACATTAAACGATAAGATAGGCTTCAAATCTATGATGGATACGCTAACAACTCTTTATCAAAAACAACCATTGGATCAGGATACATTAAGAGTTTGGTTTGCAAAGCTTGAAAAGTATGAATTTAATGTAGTGACTAAAGCTTTTGATAAGCATATTGATAACAGTAAATTCTTTCCCAGTATTTTTGACATTTTGCAATTGTGCAGGGAAAAGCCAATTGAATTTGCCAGGCTAGAAGCACCGAAACTATCTAAAGAAGCTAATGCGGTCTATGCAGCAAATGTAAATAAATTTGTGCAGGACATAAAGAGTGAAGATAAGAAGCTAAAAGATATGAGGGCTTGGGCGCATCGCATTATTGCTAACCCAAAAAATTATCCACCAATCTCACTTGAATTCGCAAAGGAAGCTATAAATGCAAAATAAATGGAGCAAGGTTAGTAAATATTGCATTGAGCGCAATAATTTTTATATTTCCCGATACACTCTTGCCGATGGCGCAAATAGATTTGTATTATGGGATGGAAACAAAATGATTAAAATACACGATGACGCAAAGGCGCTAAAAGATGAAGCAGAAAGAATGGATAGTGACGCTACAGAATATCAATCAACTACAGATTTATTTGGAAGGTCTTATCAAAGAAGGCAAAACACCACAAGTTACGATCAAAGAAAAGGTTAGTGGTGATAAAAGGTCGCTTGAAGCAAATAAGTTCTTGTGGGGTAAGTTATATAAAAGCATTAGTAACTTCACAGGTTACTTACCTATGGAAGTGCATCTTTTATGCGGGCATCTTTTCCTATCTGAACAGAAAACTATTAATGGAGTTCAAGTTCCTTATGTTCGCTCAACAACTGATCTTACAGTCGAGGAGTTTACATCTTACATACAGAATATTGAGAGTTATTTTGCCCAACTAGGATGGTCAAGTGACTAAAGACGAAAAAAAGCACTACGATCAATTGTCACAATTGGGATGTATAGTGTGTAGGCGAAAAGGATGGGGTTATAGTCCACCTCATATTCATCATATTAGACATGGAGCTGGAATAGGACAAAAAAGCCATTGGTCATTAGCAATTCCTTTATGCCCTAACCATCATCAAAATGGCGGTTATGGGATAGCGTTACATGCAGGACAAAAAGAATTTGAAAGAAAGTTTGGATCGGAAGTTGAGCTATTAGCAGAAACTTTAAATTTGATTAAAGGAAATTTATGATAGAATTATTGCTTGGCGTTATCATTATGATTATTGCCATTTATCTTATAAATAGGTAATTTAATGCCAACTGCACCTCTTAACACAAAATGTCGTGAATTAGGTTGCAAGAATCAAAAAACTAGCCGATCTACTTTTTGCAATGATCATGGTGGCGGTGTAACAGAAAAAGGCAAAGAAAATAGTAAATTATATGCTACTGCCTTTTGGAAAAAGCAAAGAGTTATTCAATTAAGTAAGAAGCCATTATGTGCGGCTTGTTTATTTGAGGGCAGAGTTGTTCAAGCAGTTCATATAGACCATGTATTCCCACACAGACAAGATGATAATAAGTTTAAGGTAAATCTATTTCAAAGCTTATGTCCAGCGCATCATAGCCTAAAAACACAAGAAGAAAATGAAGGCAAGTATTTATATTATTCAGATAACGGATTAATTACTTATACAGACGCGGATTATGGCCAAACTATTAACCAAACAAAATCTGCGCAAGATATATAAAGCGTTATCATCATTGCCACCATTTAATGAAATGCGTGGTATGCCCCAAGCTCATCGCATAACATTTTCTGTAATAAATACAAACGAAGTAATGGGTTATTTTCATACTCACCCAATGCGAATTGAAATAGATAAGATGTGTGATACTTGGGATAAGATATTTGTAACTATGCTTCATGAGTGTTGCCATGTTTATTTATTTTATAATGGATATGACGATTACGATCAGCATGAAGAAAGATTTAAGAAATTAGCAAAAAGAGTATGCGATGTTTATATTGGACTTGATGTAAAGGAGTTTTAATGAATAAAGTTATAACATTTATATTGGCGCTTATCATTGGCGGACTATTAGCAATTATTTCTGACAAAGTATTTGCAGCCGATACTAATATCACTACAAATATGAAAGGCATGCCTGTTCCTTCAGCTATTGCGCCTTCTATTTCTACTATGAATCCTAAAATATGTAAAACAGGTGTAAGTGGTGGAGCTAACACAGGTGTTGTTTCTATTAGCGGTGGATTTACAGTTGAAGATGAAAATTGCGCAAGAGTAGTTAAAGCTGAAACTTTATCTAATTTAGGATTAAAAGTAAGTGCGGTAAGTTTAATGTGTCAAGATGAAGCTACATGGGAAGCAATGGAAATGGCAGCTAGCCCTTGTCCATTCGGTGGCGCTTTAGGCGATGTTGCTAGACGCGCTTGGTTTAAACGACACCCTGAAAGATTTTATAAGTTATATGGTTCGGACTTTAAGCTTCCTGTTATTGCTGATAAGCAGTAATGCTTATGCTTGGTATTGCACTTATGTTCCTGACAACAACGGATACATAACAAATTTACAATGCTATGACATTGATGATGCAACTGCTCTTACAGGATATTGGTGTCCTTATCATCCTAATGATCCAATATGCGAACCTTATAGGCAGCCTGTTTGCACAGACGCAACAGAAACTAGAACTTTATTATGCCCTATAAATTATTCAGGTGCATTAAATCAAGTTAGGTATTATACTTGTAGCGCAAGTAGTTGGTCGGCTTGGCAAGATAGTTCAAATAATTGTGTTGCTGATCCGCCAACTTGTGTATCAACGACAGAAACAAGGACTTTATCATGTGCAATTGGCTACGAAGGATTGATAACGGAATTAAGAGCTTCTCAATGCTCCGATCCGTATGGTATGCCAACTTGGACATCTTGGTCGGAAACATCCAATACTTGCAAGATGACACTAGACAATCAGGACAATGTAACAAGCCCTGTGAGTGTAATAAGTCCTGTGAATCCGAGCGGGATACTCAACACAAGTGTTACGCCTACGATAACCGAATCTGTAATTGCACAGACAGATATTGTGCAGACATTTAGTAACGCATTGAATAGCACTACAAGCGAAGTTAAAAGTGAATCTAAAAAAGAAGATACCAAATCAGAGGATAAGAAAGATGTAGAGATTGTTCCTGGATTAGGAATAGTTTTAAGTTTGGCTTTATTACAAAGCCCAAACAATTTAACTCAACCGAATATGGTTGATTCTTATAATTTAACGCAGGAAAATGATTATGGACTTCAACAAGGAATTTATATGGGGCTTATCACTCAAACAAGTATTTCTGATAGGTTCAACGCTTATAGCAGTCGTAGGAACGCCGATTTATTATGGAATTACGACTTTCAACAAAATGCGTTCGGTCGTTGATTCATACGATGAAAGCAAAGTGCAAGCATTAGAGATACAAATGAAAGCTCAACAAGAGCGTTTATTAGCTATTCAAGATTCAAGCATTAGAATTAACGAGAAAGCATCAGACGCTATTGCATTGGCTCGTGAAACTTCAGCTATTGCTCGTGGATCACAAAGAGAAGTAGAAGCGTCTTTATCAAGCGTTCGTTCTGAAGTTAAGGCTCAAATAGATGGCTTAAACACTCAAATGAAGGCTATACAAAAATCAATGACTAACCCAATAGGAAATTAATATGCTTACCCTTATATCATCTTTACTATCATTCTTTAGTGGCGGATTGCCAAACATTCTTAACTTTTTTCAGGATCGCTCTGATAAGAAGCATGAGATTGAGATGTCAAAGCTTCAAACAGAA